CAACCCGGCCGCTCGGGTGGTCCGCGACACGCGGGAGGCGGCCCGGCTGCTCGCCCGCGAACTGGGGCTCTCCCCGGCTGCGCGGGCAGGGCTCCGGATCGACCTCAACCTCGGCGGTGGGGACCTCGATGCGGTGCTCCCGCCGATGCCCCGGCCGCGGGTCGTCGGGGGCACCGACGTAGGCGACTGAGGTGGGGCTCATCCTCCCGGCGCCGATCCCGGATGCGTTCACCGGGGGGCCGCGGTTCGCCGCGTTCTGCTCGCACTTCCTCCGGCACACGAAGGGGCGGTGGGCCGGGCATCCGGTGCTCTTCGAGGACTGGCAGGACGTGTTCTGGCGCGAGGCGCTGGAGGTCGATCCCGCGACCGGGCTCCGCGTCTATCAGGAGGTCGGGCTCGGGCTCCCGAGGAAGAACGGGAAGTCCACCATCGCGGCCGGGTTCGGGCTGTACGGGCTCGTCGCCGATGGGGAGGCGGAGCCCGAGGTCTACGTGGGTGCCGGGGCCCAGCAACAGGCGGGCATCGTCATGGGGCAGTCCCTGTCGATGGCCCGGCGCTCCCCCCGGCTCGCCCCCTACGTGGTCGTGCGGAAGTACCTCATCGAAGGGAAGCGCTCCGGCGGGATCATGCGGGCCCTCTCCTCGGAGGGAGCGCTCCAGCACGGACTGAACCCGAGCATCGTGATCCTGGATGAGGTCCACGCCCACCGCGATGACACGCTCTTCACCGCGCTCGCGACAGGCACGGGCGCGCGGGAGCAGCCGGTCACCGCCTGGATCACGACCGCGGGCCCGGACGAGGAGAACCTCCTCCGCTCCCTGTACGGGCAGATCACCGAGGGGCCCGGCGAGATCGAGCAGCCCACGCCGTTCCTGACGATCTACCGCGACCGCGCGAACGGCATCCTCATCTGGTGGTTCGGTGCTCCGCGGGACGCGGACATCGAGGATCCCCGCGTCTGGGTGGGCTGCAACCCGGCCTCGTGGCGCACCGAGGAGGCGCTCCGGCGCGACTTCGGGAAGCTGCGCCAGAAGGGGAAGCTGTTGGAGTGGAGCATCTACCACCTGAACATGATCCGGGGGGCCGAGGAGACGTGGCTCCCGGATGGCGCGTGGAGCAAGCTCCGGGTGGGTGACCCCGATCCTGGATCCTGGACGCACGGGCTGGATCCGATGCTCCCCATCGGCGTCGGGATCGAGAAGGCCCCCCAGAGCGAGGGGGCCGCCATCGTCGCGGCCCAGCGGCAGGGGGATCGGCTCGTCGTCCGGGCGAAGCACTTCCGGCCGGAGCCGGTGAGCGGCCGCGTGTCCATCGTGGAGATGCGCGCCACGCTGCGGGAGCTACGCCAAGCGTTCCCGGCCGCGATGGTCAAGGATCCGAAGAGCGGCCGGAACCTCCCCGGCCCCGCGTTCGCGTTCGACCCCTATGCGTTCACCGAGAGCGCCGAGAGCCTCGAACAGGAGGGGCTCAACATGGTGACGATGGGGCAGACCGCCGCTACGATGGGTCCTGCCTCCACGCTGACCTACGAGATGGTGACCACGGGCCGGATCCTCCACGACGGGGATCCGGTGCTCGCGGCCCACGTGGCGGACACCGAAGCGCTCCTCACGGAACGGGGGATGAAGGTGATGAAGAACCGGCGGAGGGCGAACAGCGCGTGCATCGCGCTCGTGATGGCCGTCGCCGTGGCGGCGCCGGAGCCCCCGAAGCCGTTCGTACGCAAGCCGCGACAGGCGAGGGGGTTCTAGACCATGCCGGACTTCCAGCCCGCCCCGGAGACGATGGGCAACGTCGCCTCGGTCGGGACGCTTCAGGGCTCCACCGCCGACGCGCTCATCCTCGGCCCGAGCCGGGTCACGATCACCCCCAGCTACCCGCCCGCGTTCTTCGCCGGGGCCGCTCCTGGATCCCCCGCGTGGTACATGACCCGGCTGCTCCGGAAGCTGGATGAGCGGGCCGAGCGGCTCCGCGAGTGGGACGCCTACTACCGGGGGGACCAGCCCCTCGCGTTCGCCTCGGAGAAGTTCCGCGAGGCGTTCGGCGGCCGCTTCCGGGCGTTCTCCTCGAACTTCTGCGCGCTCGTCGTGGATGGCACCCGCGAGCGGATGGAGGTCACCGGCTTCACCCTCCCGAGCCGACGCGCGCAGGATCGCGCGTGGAAGCTCTGGCAGGAGAACGACATGGATGGCGCCTCCCAGATCGCGCACACCGAGGCGCTCGTGAAGGGGGCCGCCTACGTGCTCGTCCAGCCCACGCGCTCGGGGATGCCCCGGCTCACCGTGGAGGATGCGCTCGACGCCATCACCGACTCCGACCCGCAGGACCGGCGCCGGATCCGCGCGGGGCTGAAGCGCTGGGTGGATGACGACGGGCACCTGCGGGTCGCCGTGTACCTCCCGGATGAGGTCTGGAAGCTCCGCACGGAGCAGCCGTGGGACCCGCGCTCGGGCTCCTCGCCCGTGTGGCTCCCGGCTCCCGATCCAGGCGAGGACTGGCCCCTCCGGAACCCGCTCGGCTCCGTGCCGCTTGTGCCGCTCCTGAACCGGCCCCGGCTCGGGGGCTATGGCGTCTCCGAGATCCAGCCCGTGATGAGCAACCAAGACGCCGTGAACAAGCTCCGGGCGGATGCGCTCGTCGCGGCCGAGTTCGCGGCGTTCCGGCAGCGCTGGGCGACGGGGCTGGAGATCCCGGTGGATCCCGCCACCGGGAAGCCGGTGGAGCCGTTCAAGGCGGCCGTGGATCGCCTCTGGGTCGTGCCGCCCCCGGACCCCGAGGATCCGAACCCGCCGGAGGTGAAGCTCGGCGAGTTCGAGGCGACGGACCTCGCGCCGTATCAGGCGATGATCGAGACGGAGATCGGGGCGATGTCGAGCATCTCCCGGCTCCCGTACCACTACCTGCTCGGGCAGCCCTCCGCGGTGCCCCCCTCCGGCGAGAGCCTGAAGAGCAGCGAGGCGGGACTCATCGCGAAGGTCCGAACGGCGCTCATCCACTTCGGCGAGGGCTGGGAGGACGCCATCCGGCTCGGGCTGCTCGCGATGGGTGACGCCTCCGGGAAGGATCGCGCGGCCGCGTCGACCAACTGGCGCGACCCGGAGACGCGCAACGAGGGCGTGCGCGCGGATGCCACGGTGAAGGTGTTCGCGGCGGGCATCATCGACCGGCCGGAGGCCCGCGTGGCGATGGGCTACCCGCCCGAGAGCGCATCCCCGGCCCCGGCCCCGGCGGATCCTGGATCGCCCCCGACTGGCGCGGATGCGGCCGCAGGTGGCACGATGCCACCCAGCACGACGGGGATGGCCCCCGCGTAGCCCGGCGGCCGCGCCGTTGACAGCGGCAGGGAGGGAGTGACAGGATGCCCGATACGGGAACCGCACCGGCTCAGGGAGCCGAGGGCGGGGCGGCTCAGGGAGCCACCGGGACGGCGCCCCAGACGGGCGCCCCGGACGCTGGCGCGCAGGGCGCGCAGGGAGCGCCGGACACCGGTTCGGTCGAGGCCCTCACCGCGAAGATCCGCGAACTGGAGCGGGACAACCGCACCTATCGCGAGCGGGAGCGGCAGCGCGAGGCGGCCGACAAGACGAAGTCCGAGGCGGACAAGTCCGAGGCCGAGAAGCTCGCCGGGAAGGTCGCCGAGCTAGAGCAGCAGCTCGCCGAGCGTGTGAAGCGCGAGCAGGAGCAGTCCCTGCGAGCAGCCACCACGGCCGCGGCGACGAAGCTCGGGTTCCAGTCCATCGATACGGCGCTCCTGCTCGTCAGGGGTGCGGCCGAGCAGGTGGAGTGGGACGAGAAGAGCGGCGACCCGAAGAACGTGGAGGCTCTGCTCTCCGCGTTCGCGAAGGTCGATCCGGGGCTCGTGAAGCCCGTGGGCGACTTCGGCGGAGGCTCGCGCGGCACCTCTCCTGGATCCGCGCAGGGGGCGCAGGACATGAACGCGATGATCCGCTCCGCGGTGAAGCGCTAGCAGGGGAGATCCCGTGCCGACCTACAACAGCCTGACCAGTCGCGACGATGTGGCGGGGCTCATCCCCACCGAGTACGCGACCCAGATCATCCAGTCGATGGCCCAGTCCAGCGTGGCGCTCAACACCTTCCGCCGGGTGACGATGCCGCGCGGAGCCGTCGAGATGCCGGTCCTGTCCGTGCTCCCGACCGCCTACTGGGTCGGCGCCTCGGACACCGGCCGCAAGCAGACCTCCGAGCAGAACTGGGAGAACGTCACCCTCACGGCGCGCGAGCTTGCCGTGATCGTGCCCATCCCGGTCGCCGTGGTGGATGACGCCACGGTGGATCTCTGGGCGGAGATCCGGCCCCGCATCGCCGAGGCGTTCGGGATCAAGGTGGACGCGGCCGCGCTCTTCGGCACCGACAGCCCGAGCGGCTGGGGGGACTCCATCGTGGAGGCCGCCATCGCGGCGGGCAACGAGTTCACGGTGGGCGACACGGGCAACGTCTCCGGCGAGACGGGCGACATCGCGCACGACATCAACGAGACGTGGGCGCTCGTCGAGGAGGACGGCTTCGACGTCAACATCCAGTGGGCCCGGCGCCGGATGCGCTCGCGCCTCCGGGGGCTCCGGGATGACAACGGGCAGCCCGTGTTCCAGAACGGACTGGAGCGGGGCGCTCCCGCGAGCATCTACGGCGAGGATCTGCTCTTCGTCTCGAACGGCTCGTGGGACAACGACTATGCGCTCGTCGCGGGCGACCGCAACGCGGCGATCATCGGCATCCGGCAGGACATCCGCTACGAGATGTTCCGCGAGGGCGTGATCTCCGACGATGCGGGCGCGGTCGTGCTGAACCTCATGCAGCAGGACGCGGTCGCTCTGCGCGCGACGATGCGCGTGGGCTATGCGGTCGCGAACCCGGCGAACCGGATCCAGGGCAACGGCGGTGCCGGGGCCACGGGCTTCCCCTTCGCCGTGCTGCCCGAGGCCGCGAGCTAGCCTCGCATCCGTTCCGAGGGAGCACCGGGGGCCGGGGGCATCGCGCCTCCCGGCCCCCTTCCACGTTCAGGGAGGGATCGACCCCATGCTGTCCACCGCCGAGGCTCGGGCGCTCATCACCACGAGCCTGTCCGACCAGGATCTCGCCGATGTCATCGCCCGCGAGGAGGCGTGGCTCGCCCGGAGGATCGGGCCGCTCGACGG